GGTTTATAGGCGCGCCGGTTTTACTGCAGCGGCCAGAAAATTTAGCTTTCATTTTGTGACCCTTGTCGTCGGCCCTGCCCGCCCCGTCGAATGCAAAATGGCACGCGGCCAGGCAGCAGCGCGGCGGCCAGCAGGCGGCCAGGCAGCAGGCAGGCAGAGCGGCGGCCAGCAGGCAGGCAGAGCGGCGGCCATGTGGCCATGTGGCCATGTGGCCATGTGGCCATGTGGCCATGTGGCCATGTGGCCATGTTGGCCGGCGCGCAGGCCGGCGGCCAGGTGTTGGCAATGTTGGCAATGTTGGCAGTCAATTTCAGGCCGTAAGTTTTTGTAAGGTTTGAATTTTGTTGGCTATTGTGTTGGCAACATGTTGGCAACCCCAAAACCCACGCGCAACCCGCATGGGGCCTACGTTTTGGGGGTTTGTTGGCAATGTTGGCTATTTATTTTGCGAGCTCTCCGGCGCTCCGTGCAGCTTATGCTATATATAGCACTATAGTATTACATATAAATGTTGTTAAGGTTCAATCAAAATAATAGCCAACATAGCCAACAAACAGCAAAAACCTAGATTCTATGCGGCCCGCAGCGTTGGCACTTTGGGCCACGCCCATAGCCAACAACGCGCCAACAACGCCAACAATATTGTAAGTAATTTATTTACATAGGGTTTTGCTTACAACATGTAAGTTATTGTTTTACAAGGGTTTTTTAAAAGCTGGCACGATTCTATTATGCTTATATAGTGAGAGGGTAAAAAATTCTCTTACGTTTTAACTATTTTTTAAAGGTGCCCAACATGTTGCAGTATGAATTCACAATGACTAACAAAAGAACCGGCCGCGTCGAACAAAAACGCGCGACGGCCAAAACGGCCGAAATAGCCCGCGCGCAAATTGTTTTGATGTACGGCCGCCAATTTGCTATTTCGGCCGCGCCAGTGGCCGTATACGCGCCGCATTACATACTGGGCGAGATTGACTGCGCCGACTTTCCCGCCGCGGATACTGCCTGGCTGCTGCGCGAAGCGGCCGCGGTAGGTGTGTAAAATAATCCCGTACAATGTAACCTCCAATCAACTAATCGAAAGTAAAGCCATGACAAAATCCGAAATCCGCGAAGTGCAGAAAATTAAAGCATACCTGGCCGCCGGCTTGGGCGTCGACTTTGCAGCCCGTGCGATCTCTGCGTTAATTCGCGCAGCCCGTACAAACCGCAGCAAGATCGAATTGTCCCGAGTCGCTGCCGACCTGGGTTGCCAACATCACGCAGAATTTATTTGCTAATAAGGGGTTCAACATGAAAATCATTAAATTTAACACCGGCCGCGACTACACCGAACACGGCCAGCGTATTGTGGCCACGCAGCTCGAAAGCGGCCATATTGTGCTGCTCGATCTAGATCGCCATATCGATATCATGCTGCCGCCTGGCGTCGAATTCACCCAGGCAGATATTTTGTGGGCCTACGATCTCAACATGAATACCTTTCCTAGTGAGATCGGCATGTCATACGGCGATTATTACCAGCTGCTCGACCAGCTGCGCGCCGCCGCGTAAGGCTGCAGCCTGCAGGCCCGCGCGCGGGTTTGTGGGCTGCAATTTTGCAGCTAACTTAAAAAGGTGTTTTCCATGTTGAATTTTCTAGAAGTCGCCGCGCGTGTTGTCGCCGGCCTAGTCGTCGCCGCGGTCCTGGTCGCGTGCATGTTGTCCTACTTCGACGTTTTGGTGGCTTAATATGGATGAAATTAACTTTACCGGCCGCCGCCCTTCGTTGGCCCAGTGTATTAAGGCTGCAAAACAAAGTACCTGCGCAAATATTCGCCTATTGTGGGGCGAAAACTGGTGCGAGTTATCGCGCCAGGCTAATGGCCGCTGGGTTGGCTATGGGTGGCTGCGCACAATTGACGCCGGCAAAATCGCGCAGGCATTGAACGAAGGGGCCGCAAAATGAAAATTCTCGGATATATCGCATACGAAGGCCCGTCGGTTATCGACGGCCGCCCTATTGTCGTCATTGTGAATAAGCTCGCAGGCAGCGCGAACGAGAAAACCGGCGCCGACCTTGTGCAAACCTTCATTATTCGCAGCGATATCGGGCCGGTCGAAGCATTGAAAACCGGCGACGACGCGTCAATTTGCGGCCAGTGCGTGCACCGGCCATTGTTGGCCCGCGACAATGGCCAGGCGCCGTGCTATGTGAATGTAGGCCGCAGCGTGCGCAGCGTTTTTGAAGCATACCGCCGCGGCCGATACACGAAGGCGACGCCCGCCCAGCTGCGCCAGGTCCTGGCCGGCCGTAAGGTCCGCCTGGGCATTTATGGGGACCCAGCTGCTGCGCCGGTGGCCATGTGGCAGGAAATTCTCGCCGACACGGCCGGCCATGTGGGCTATTCGCACCAGTGGCAGGCCGTCGGCTTTGATCACGCCGCCTGGGCGCCGCTCGTTATGGCATCGGCCGACACGGCCGACGAAGCGGCGCAGGCTAACCTTTTCGGCATGCGGGTATTCCGTGTTTCTGTCGGCGTCGACCGGCAGGCGGGCGAGACGACGTGCCCAGCATCGGCCGAAGGTGGCCGCCGCGCGACGTGCGACAAGTGCATGCTCTGCGCGGGCACGTCGAAAACCGCGCGCGATATTGTGATCGCCGACCACGCCGTGGGCCATAAGCGACGCGCGATCATGATGCAGGCCGCATGATGCAAAAAGAATATCCAACTTATGACACGCACGCCGCCGCGGTTTGTTTCGACTGCGCCGGCCAGGTAGGCGCGCCGATAAATTATGGTTTTCCGCGCGGGCGCTACGGCGCTTGGCGCGAGCGCTGCAAGTGGCGCACGTATTACGACACGCCCGACACGTCGATCAAATTCGACGAAAAGGGCGACCCGATTAACGACGACGAAGGGGCACAAAATGAAAGCTAAATTTTCTGGCCGCTGCAGTAAAACCGGCGCGCCTATAAACCCAGGCGACGAAATACGATTAGACGCGCAGCGTCGGCCGTACCTGGTCGACGAAGATACCCAGTGGCAACCCAAGCGGCCGACCGGCCCGCGGCCATTACATTATGTGAAGGGGAGAGGCTATGTTTAGTACTTATTTGCGCCTGCGCGTGCCCGTGTGGGCGTCGACGCGCGAAGTAATTCGCGCCACATACGGCCGCATGCGGCCCGACGCGCGATCGCACGCGCACCGGCCAGGCCGGCATTCAATCATTCGCGAGATGCTGCAGCATCACGCGGCCGCGCAGGCCGTGCACGCGAGGGCTACGCGATGAAATTTTTAGAACACGTGCCCGATCGGGCGACTTACTTAGGCAGCGAGCACGCCGACGGGTCGATTGAAGAGGAAATTTTCGACGCCGTCGACGCGGCCATTGAACCGGCGTTTTATCGCGACGGGGAAGGGATAAGGCATTATTTTGACCTATTTCAAGACTAAGGCGCAGGCCCAGCAGCTGGCCGACCGGCTTAACTACGACGACACGCAGGGATGGACCTACCGCGTGCACGCGTCACGCGGCGGTTTTTACGTCGCCGTATTTGACCAAGATTATCACCACCAGGGGAACCTATGAGATACAAAATAACCTTTTCGCAGGTTTCAAACTTGCAACGCATAACGCGCGGGCCTGAGCGGTTTGAGGCCGTTTATCACGGCCCAGGCCGACCGATCGACGTGTGGGCCGACACGGCGCCGGCCCAGCTGCCCGAGCACGTCATGCGCGAGCTGGCTCGCCGTTTTGACGAAGTGCACGCCCAAGACCCCGAAACCCGAGAATTTTATTTAATGGAGGCAAAATCATGCAGTATTTAACACCACAGGAACAGGAACGACTCGCCTTCGCCGAAGGCTACACCGAAACCGCGGCCATGCTGCGCAGGCTTGACGACGCGCACGCGGCCCTGGGCGACGAAGTGGCCCTGCAGGCCCAGCTCGACGACTTGGCCACCGAGCGCGACGGCCTGCGCGATGAGCTGGAGCTGGAGCGCAGCGCATATGTGGACCTGCGCATAGAGGCCGACCAATGGCACGAAGAATATAAAAAACTGCGCGCGGCCCTGATGGCCCTTGAGGCCGAAGTTAGCCCAGGCATGCGCGACTTCATTCGCGAGGTGCTCGAATGATTGTGGCCATCATTATTGCGGCTTTGTTGGCCATACTGTTGGGGCTATGATGACCTGGCCATTCCCGCCCGCCCCGATACCCTACGACCATAGGCCGCCGCCGTTCAACCCTGACAATTACGACGACGCACCAATGTAATAAGGGCCCCTAATCGGGGCCCTTCTTACGTCGACACTTTTTCACCCAGGCGCCGCAGCTCTGACTTACTCAAGCCGGCCAGCTCAGGCGCGCAGAATACGTGTTTTTTAGTCGCGTGCTCGCGTGACGCTAGGCGGCCACAATCGACCCAACCGGCTTCCTTCAGGGCATGCATCAGCGCGGCGGGCACCAGCTTGACGCCAGGCGCGGCCTGCCCCTGCAGGCGGTCGCACAGCTGATAGAACGGCGCGGCCACCACCCCTTCGGCAAAATCACCCAGGCGGCGCGTGATCAGGTCCACCAGATACGACTCGCCCATGCTGCGGCCCTGCTCTACCATAATCATTTTCGCCTCGGTCATAGGCGGCGCGGCGCCAGGGTTAAACGCCGACACGTCGCGCGCATACAGGTAAGCGGCCACGGCAGCAAAGCCACCGCGGTGCTGGTACCAGTTCCACAGGGCCACGGCGTCGGCCTCGGGCATGCGGGCGGCCTCGGCCCACAGGCAGAACCACCGGCGATCGTCTGAGGGAATGCTGATCGCGGCGCGCTCGTTTGAGAATGCCACCACCAGCACGCGGTTCAGGGCCATGTAGGGGTGCAAGCCCTTACGCTGGACTGTCAGCAACTCAGGCGGGGCGGCGATGATGGGCTTTAACGTATTCTCAAGCGCGCGTCGATCTTTGGCGTCGGACTGGCGCAGTTCGGCGATCTCCATAACCTCGCACTCGAGCGCATAGCCCCACTGCTGGGTGAGCTCTTCGTTGCGCACCAGCGAGCAGTTCGCTTTAGCCGCACCCCCAATAGCCCAGAAAAATGGCGCCATCAGGGTGTCTTTGCCCGAGCCTGGGTGGCCACCGATCAACACGGCGTGGTTAATCTTATGGGCGGGAAATTGGACCTTATGGGCCATCACGTTAAGCAAGTGCTCGCGCTCGTACTCGATGGGCACCATGCGGTGCAGGTGCCGCAGCCACATGTCCACATCGCCGGCCACGGGCGCGGGGCGGGAGTCCTTCCACCGGTTGCCGTACACCAGCCCATCACGTGCCACCAGCACGTCCGAGCCCGCGGCGTAAGTGACGCCGACCAAGGACTTGGCGCCCTTGGCTTGGCGGTTCTCGTCAAAGCAAATCGACGCCTCGATGCGGCGCGGTGTCTTGCTGCTACTGTGCACCGACACGCATTTGATGTGGCGGAATAAGGCGTTGAAGGTTGATCGGGAAATCTCGCGGCGGTCGGCCAGATCGAAAAATGCTTCGTCGTCTTGCAGATAGGCGAAGCGCTCATACCAGCCGTCGCGCTCAATGCGGCCTAGTTCTTTGCGCTCCACCTCGGCGACGATCTGGGCGGCCACGTCGGGGTACTCAGGCGTCGGGGCGAGCTTACTGAGCGCGGACTCCATCGCGGTGGCCAGCAGTTCCTCGCGCAGGCCAGGCGTGTGGCGGGGGCCGCCATTCTCGGCCACCCAGTCTAGGAACGTCGCGCTGTCGAAGTCAACACAATGGCCGTGCAGGCAGCAGAACGCGCGGTTGGCGGCCATGTAGCGGCCCTCGGGGTTGCCGTCGCTGTGCTGGGCGTTGTTGGGGCAGATGATGCCTGCCCAGCCCTGCGAATTGGGGCGGGTGAGCACCATGCCTTGGTCCGACAGCCACGCCAGCACGTCGTCGGCGCCGTCGTCGGACAGGCGGATGGGCTTGAGTTCCTCGTGCGATTCAGCGGGCACGACGCCCAAGGCGTCGCAGATTTCATCCAAGGTGTAGTCGCGCTCGGGGTGGAACTCGACAAGGCGCGAGCGAAACAGCTCACGGCCAGGCTTCAAGTTGACCGAGCCAGGGATGCGGAAATTGCGCACGGCGTTGATTGCGCCAGGGTCGGTATAGCCCGCGTCAGCAATGGCTTTGATGGCCGCGGTGAAATCTTTTTTAGTTGGCTGCTCACTAAAGGCGTAGCCCCATTGGAACGACCCCTCGGACGTCTCCATCTTCCATGTGGGTTCAAGCGGCGGGATGGCGGCTTTGGTGCCCACGTCGTCCAGCACCATCACCAGCACATACTCGCAGTTGGCCGCGCTGGCCGACGGGTGGCCGTCCACAAAGCGATCGATGATAAAGCTGGCCGTATTCCCGTAGATGGCCCAGTCGTCTTTGACGCGGGCGGTGGGCAGCATGGCGGGCCATGTGCACTTGAGGGCCCCGTCGGCGTGGTAGTCATACTGGCCGTCTTTTAATTTGGGTTTTTGACGCACGATTAACGGCGTCTCGCCCTCGGGGGCCAATTTTGCGATAAACTCTAAGAACTCCACAGTATCTCCTTATTGTGTGGTTGCCAACTTGGCCCCCGTCTAAACCACGGGGGCCTCTTTTTTATCCCTTGCCGTACCTTGTCATTATCGAGACCTCAACGTCCAACGGCAGGCCCTCGGCCCATGCTGGTGGGGTGCACATTATGCTCTCCATCTCTTTCATTACTTCCTCGGGGCGCGCGGTCTCGATGACGATCTCATCGTGCACATGCAGCACGACGTCGTCGAGGTTTCGGAGGGAGTGGCGGAGCAAATCATTGGCGGCGGCTTGGGTGATATTTTCGCATGCCAAGCCCTTCCACAGGCGTGCTCGGGGCCACTCTTTTGCATCAGCCGAGGGTTTCCACGCAGCCTTGGCGTAGGTGACATTGCCCTCGGCGTCGAACCTGGCGAACGGGTAATTCAGCACACGGCCAGAGGGTAGGGAATACCATAGGTGCACGCCGTCGTACATGTACGTCACGCGTCCGGCTTTGAACTCGCGGTTTTTGTTTCGCATGGCCCGAAGATATGCCGACTCAAGCGATTGCCAGTAAGTAGGAGCCCAAGGGTTAGCACGCCGCCAGCCATCCACCATGCGTCGGGCATCGGACTCGGGTAAGAGAACGCCGTAAGCGCGGCCCATAGCAGCGAAAGCCCCCACACCGCCGGCAAAGCCACAAGCCAGCTCTTGTACTTTTCCGATTTGTCGCTGGTCCTTGGTGACACCATCAACGCTGCATCCGAACGTCGCTGCGGCGTTAACTTTGTAGACGTCGGCGCCGGTGCGGAAGAGATCGAGCTTGGCATCGCCGACGCCTGAAAGCCAGGGATTGGTCCGTGCCTCAATAGCCGCCCAGTCAGCCACCACGAGGGAGTGTCCTGCCCTTGGAATAAGAGCTGGTCGGAGCATCCCTTTGAGGACGTCGGTGACGCGCTTGCCGTACTTGGGGACGACGCTGTGGCCTCGGACCATTGCATTACGGACTGCGTCGGGCTCATCAGCACACCGGCGGGTGAAGTTGTGGACCTGCGCTCCGTATGAGCTTGCGCGGCCCGTCGCTGATCCTCCAGCGAAGACAAACGCTCCGCGAACGCGAGAATCCTCGACGTCCGCAAGGTCTGCGAGGCGGCTGAACTTCGCAACCGACGACGCCCATAGGTCATCGGCGCATTGAATAACCTCGGCAACAGCGGGCGGTATCTCATCTGGGTTCTCCATCAGTAAAAGGTTGGCACGGACGGTCTTGTCGATCGAATATTTGTCACCTACGCGCATCAGTTCTTTGGCCTGCGGCCCCACGCGGTCCAGCACCCACTGCTTCATCTTGGGTGAGCGCACGCTGGTGATCGCGCCTTCGGTGACTTCGGTGACGATCTGTTGTATTTCCACAACCTCATCCGACGCATACTGGATGGCCGCGCGGCACAAGGGCACGTCCACCAGCACGCCGCGATCGTTGATGCGCTCATTGACGTGGTAGTCGGCCAACTCGTCGGCGGAAAGCGGGCGCATGGCCTTGCTGATCGCACGCATGGCCCTGACGTCCTGCTCGCAGTACTGGATCATCTCAGCCATCAGTTCGGGGTCGTTCTTGAACGGCGGCACGCACATCAGGCGGATGAGCTGGGCACCGCGGTGATCCTTTTTCATGCTGGCGCCGCTGAAGCGACCGACGTCCTCAAGCGAACCAGGCGCGCAGTTGGCACGGGCTTGGGCTGCGGTGCAGATAAATTGCTCAAGATCAAAGTTGATGTGCAGCACGTACCAGAAGATTAAGCGCTCAAACGCAGCGTTGTGGGCGTAGATGGGGCCGTCGTAGTTGCGCACCTTGTCGGGAAACGGCATGTCGGGTGTCCACGTCGTGACCTCATCATCGTCAAACGCGTAGGACATGCACAGCACGTCGGTGCTGGCGTCCATGGCGTAGTTGTAGACGCCGTGTTTGGGGAGATCACATTCCGACCTAGTTTCAAAGTCAAGCCAGAGCATTTTGTTTCTTCGGGTAAGGTTCTTGGGCGTAGCGAAGCGCTTTCTGCGCCTGCTTTTTGAAGCGTCGATCGCCCACTAAGTAGATGTAGCGATGTTTGCGTGGCCGTGGGGCTAGATAAAAGTCATCGCCGTAGAAGTCACGCATGGCCTTGGCCCTGTTTTCAGCGCCGCGGAACTGGTCCGCAATCGTGATGCCGTGCAAATGTTCTTTGCCTTTGACCTTCCAATCTGTTCGCTTGGCGGACAGCCCGCAATACAGAAAATTGGTGGCTTGGTAGACGTACCCAAAATGACCTTGCGCAGTGTCAGCAAACGACACCACGATCTTGCCCGCGGGCAGCTGCTGCAGACTTTTGCCGACCAGCTCACTGGCGTAGTTCTTTTTGTTGTCGCGCAGGCACAAGCGATTTAGCTCAAGCACAGCGTCTGCGTACTCAGCGCCTGCCACACCATTGCGTAGCGGCGAGCTGGGCGGCGTGCCGTAAGTGACAACGCCGCAGAGCTTGTCTCCATCAAACAAACCAAACGCGTAGCTGATGCTGGGCCAGCGCTTAGCGTAGTGAATGTTTAAGATGAAGTCAGCGCAGTCTTGGCGGCTGACGGGTTTTACTTCCATGAGGGGCTCCTTTCCAATGCCCTCTGCAGAGGGCATCAGAAAAAAGCTACTTAAGCAGCGACGCGACGACGTCGGCCTGCTGCGGGAGCTTCTTCAACTTCAGCTTCGGGGGCATCACCATCCATGCCAACCCACTCGACAATCTCAAACACAGGCGTGTAGATTTTGCCGTAGGACTTGTGCGCGTAGTGGTCCTTCTTCAGACGCACGACAGGCACGGGCTTGGACTGGTCTGCCTCGACTTGGTTTGCGATGGCCACAGCCAAGGTCTGGACTGCGCGTTTGCCGCCTACCGAAGTAGACGAGAAGCGTGCTTCCATGTCCTTGTCTTCACCAGACAAACACTTGAGAGACATACCAACTTGGGTTTCCCAACCACGCTTGGCGCCAGCAGGAGCCGCGTCCATTTCTGGCAGGGGTTGTGACACCGACACCATCTTCTCACCCAACACTTCACCATCACCCCAAGCGATAAAGCCGTGGATGAAAGAGAAAGGGTTGACTGCCCAAGTGGCGTCAGCTTCAGCTTCAGTCTGGTCAGCGCCGAACACCCAGTGGCCGGTTTTGTCCATCTTCAGAATCACGACGCCAGCAGGGCCTGCTTCGGCTTCAAGAGCGCGCAGAGCAGTAGACAGGCTGGTAACGGGAGGGAGGTTTGCGAGAGCGAATGACATACTATTTTCCTTTATTGCAGTTTACTTAATGCCGACCGAAGGTCAGCACCTATGAGAACGACGGCAGGACGAGGATCATCCTCACTTGCCATCGTATTGCCCGAAGAGATGGAAACAACCAGCTCCCCAGGTAATTTGGTTTTGAGCAGTTTCTCAGCTTGTGCTGGCGAAACCAACTCTTGCTTAAATGCCTTGTCACCAAGGAATTTAACAGCGGCCTTCTCGTCGGCCCACTGACGTGTTGAGCGCTTAGCGACCAACTTGTAACCTGGCACTTTACCACCCTTTTCGAGCACTTGATGCGCGAGGCCACGAATATCTTTCAACCACTGCTCAAGCAAGTCAGCGCTTTGTAGCATCTGACTCATGGTGACGGTGTCAATCGCGTCGAGTTGTGTCTTCAATGCGCGGTCGACAGCGCCGTTCATCACGGGGCAGATCGACTTGGCGTTGCACCAGCGGCAATGGTCACCTGATGACAACTTAGCGTTTGGCATCTGGGCGGCCTTGACTGCCGACACCAACTCCAACTCAAACGCAGCGATGCGTTCCTTGGTCGTCACCCAGCGTTTGATCATGGGCGGCTGCACGATGATGCATTCGATCTCGTCGGCGCCATCAAACGCCCACTTGGCTTCGTCAGTGCGCATGGCCGCGGCGGCGTAGAACATCAGTTGCGGGTTTTCCACCGCGTCCACAACAACACCATCACCGAATTTCCAATCAAGAACAACAGCGCGATTGCCCACACGACCAATAAGATCAGTTGAGCCAAAAACATTGGGCAATAAATCACCAAAGCCCACACGCGTTTCAACCTCATAGACCATATTTTGGGTGGGGTCGACGTCGTCGAGGGCCTTGAGTGCTGGGGTAAGTTTTTCATCTACTAACTCCTGAGTGAGAACTTGATCTTTGTACTTGACGCCGAGTGTGATGGGCTTACCCTCAAGGTGCTCAGCGATGACGTTGTGCAGCAGTGTGCCGCGGTCAGCGTGCTCGCTTGATGGCTTGGGTGGCATCTTCTGCACAAGAGCTACAGAGCCTGGGCAGTTGATGACGCGTTTGGCGGTTGAGCCGCCGACGATATTTGAGTGAAGCATACTTTTCTCCTTTTGAAGTTGTAGTGTACACCAAAATAAATGTTGTCAAGAACTTTTTTCATGATATTATTCTGGCATGAGAGAATCTGAAATTGAAAGACACTTCTGCTGGGCTGTTGAGCGCGCTGGGGGCAAAGCGTACAAGTTCACCAGCCCAGGGCGCAAAGGCGTCGCTGACAGGATCGCGTGTATGCCCGACGGCACGACGTGGTTTGTGGAGCTCAAGACCAAGGGCGGCAGGCTAAGCCCGTTGCAGAAAATGTTTATGTCAGAGATGGCGTTGTTGAACCAACGCTACGCATGTTTATGGACTAAGGAGCAAGTAGATGAATGGTCAAGAAATCATTGAGATGGCTAGACAGGCTGGAATATCAAAAGACCACGCAGAAGGTATGACACTATTTCTTGAAGCCTTTGCCAAACTGGTAGCAGCTAAAGAGCGTGAGGCGTGTGCAGACATTGCTGAAAAGCAACGCTATGCAATGGACATTAGTTTGACTTCTCACCCTGCACAAAATGGCACAGCAGTTGGGATTCTTAATCAAATCCGAGCAAGAGGTAAAGAGTGAAACTCCGACCCTATCAAGAGACAGCTGCTGACTTCTTGTACGAGCACGACCGCGCCATGATCTTGGCGCCAGTCGGTGCCGGCAAGACAGCCATCACGCTGACAGCGATGAAGGACGCATTGCGTAATAAAGTGGTTCGTAGATTCCTAGTCCTCGCACCCAAACGCGTCTGCACCGACGTGTGGCCAGTCGAAGCACCTAAGTGGGCTCATGGCGTGAGCCTGGCTGTCGCCGTGGGGACACCCAAGCAACGCCAAGCGGCCTTTGATTCAGACGCGCAGATTGTGGTGATGAACTACGACAACCTGCAGCGCATGCCCGAGTGCGATTTTGATGGCGTGGTGTTTGACGAGCTCACCAAACTCAAGAACCCATCAGGCGCGCGCTTTAAAGCCCTTTCAAAAATCCTGAAGGCACCCGTGCGTTGGGGCCTGACTGGCTCGTTCACCAGCAATGGCTTGGAAGACGTCTTTGGCCAGTGCAAGATTGTTGATGAGTCACTGTTGGGCCGCAGCAAAGGCGCGTTCATGCAGCAGTACTTTGTGCTGGTCAACAAAGATTTTGGCGAGTGGGCACCGCGCGCCTCGTCGCTGCCGCTGATCATGGACCGCATCAAGCCCGCGACGTTTGTGTTGGACGCTGGCGAGTACGCCGACAAGCTGCCACCCTGCCACCATGTCGAGATGCGCTGCAAGTTCAGCGACCGCGAGCCCTACGAAAAGATGAAGTCCGACTTTGTAGCGTTGGGCGTGACAGCCCTTAACGCGGCGGTCGTGACGGGCAAGCTGCAACAGATGGCCAGCGGCTTCGTGTACGACACGCAGGTGACGGCCAGCGAGGAGTACGGCAAGTTCGACACGACTCAGACGCCGATCTGGTTCAGCGACCACAAGTTTGACCTTTTACATGATTTATTAGAGGAGAACCAACATGCCAATACGATCATTGCTTACAACTACAAAGAAGAGCTGGCTGAGCTCAAGCGGCGTTACAAGCACGCGGTCACCCTCGACGATGACCGCGCCATCGAGCGCTGGAACGCCGGCAAAGTCGAGCTTCTCTTGGTCCATCCAAAGTCCGCCGGCCACGGGCTCAACCTCCAGCACGGCGGATGCCGCATCGTGTTCGTGTCCTTGCCTTGGTCGCTCGAATTGTTTGAACAGACAGTCGGGCGGCTGCATCGTAGCGGCCAGCGGCATGACGTGTGGGTCTACGTTTTAATATGTGATCGCACGATAGATGAAAAAATCTGGGCGGCGTTGCACGACAAGCGCGCCATATCTGAAATTGCAATGGAGGAGTTGAAATGAGTAAAGAAGCAATGAAGCTGGCGCTTGCTTATATGCAGCAATCAGGATTTCAAGTAGGTGTGAATGAGGTTGTTACTGCGCTCAAAGAAGCACTAAACCATTGCGAGGACAACCTCGATATGGTCAAGCAAGAGCAGGGTGAGCCTGTGGCTGCAACCGATACTCAAATATCGTATGAAGCACACGCCGAAGACCCGCTAGATTGGAATGATTTAAATTTCAAAGAATGTTGGCACGAAGGTTTTTCTGCTGGATTTAGAGCCGCAGAAACATTCCACAAAATTGGGGTATCTAAATGAATGATCGTCAAAGACTTGAAGCCATCATCAGAGTGATCGGTCAATACCTGCCTCCTGATGGCACACCCATCAACGATGCAATGTCAGAAATCATTTCGCTGGTAGACCCTTTACCCAAGCAAGAGCAGGGTGAGCCTGTGGCGTGGACACTTGATAGCCTTGAGCAAGAAATTTACGCAAACACACGAACGTTTGTATCTCTTAATGTTATGGAATGGTTGCTTACTCGATTGAACACCACACCACAACAACGCACATGGGTTGGACTGACGGAACAAGAACAAGGCGCAATCATGGAAAGTTTAAACGCATACGGCACAAATCTCTATCATTTTGCCAACGCCCTTGAAGCCAAACTCAAGGAGAAGAACACATGAAAACAGTATGGGCCAAAGTACAAAGCTGGGTGGCCCCGCCGCCAGAGCCTAAGCCAGTACGCAAACAGTATGTGAAAGGACCGCGGGGGCCAATGAAAGCCCACACAGAGTACACCATGGAGCAGGCCATGCGTGACATTGACACAGGCAAAGCAAGGAAGAAAAAACGTGAAACGAATTGACCTATACAAACAAAAGCTCAAGGCCGCAAAGGCTGAGCTACCGATGCGCAGACGCCAGCACAACGCGGCGTCACGTCACCTGATTAAAACGCTGAACACTATTACCGAACTGGAGCACAAAATACATGACTACTTGGCGAAGCATTAACCACACCCTGAGCAGCAAGACTGAAGCCGAAGTGCTTGAGATGTTAGATGCTGAGCGCAACGGCGCAAAGCGCATCACCATCCTTGAGCGCCTGCACCAGCGCTACACCACCCTACGCGCTGCGCGAGAGCGCATTGAGATCATGAAGGAGGCCACGAAATGAACAACAGACAACTACAAGATGCCATCGACAAAAACATAAAAATCATAGTTGAGAAAGGTACAACCTTACAGCACTACCACCCTCATTTCTACGAAAAATTTTCTGAAGCAACGCTAAAAATGATACGAGTTCAAGCAGAACGCGCTGCCATGATCACGACACCACGCATTACCCTACAGGACATCAAATGAAACCCCTCATCATCACGCTGCTGATCTGTGCGGCCTACTATCTTGCGAAGAACTGATATGGACGACGTAATTAACATTGGCCTGCTGTGCCTGCTGATGGGCCTCGGCGTAATCGCTACCCTTTTCATCATCACTATCTACGTGGAGTTTTTCCTTGATTGATTGCCAAACAACCGAAAGAAATAGCATGCCAGAATTTAAAGTGTGGAGCCGCGACAACCTTGACAAGTTTGCCACCGACGCATACCTGAAACTGCTGGAGCAAGAAGACCTGATCCAGCAGTTGCAGTGCGATCTCAAGGACGCCATCGCGGCGTACCGTGAGCTTATTCGGCGTGGTAGTCAGCCTCAGTAAGGATACCAGGCTTGTACTTGTTCTCGGGCCTGTAGATCGTCAGCTTTTGCTGGCGCATCTCAGGCGCAAACGAGATGTGCATCCAACGCCCGTATTCGTGGATCATCTGGTCAAACTTGATGCCGAGCTCTTCGACCTTCTGGCAGAGCTGAATGGGTGTCAAAGTCGAGGACGACACGTCAATAGCAAATCCATCCATGTGGCTAGACACTTTGCTGCCACCCACCGCGACGTTCACTTCAGGCAGACGCAACCATGAGTTGATGCGCAGCGGGCCCGTGACGGCGCGTAGCGGCTCCAGACAAGCAGCGGCGTGCTTCATGTTCTCCAACTGCACCGTGCTGGGCTGGTTGTTGATGCCCATGCGCACAGCTGTCTCGCTGTAGGTCGCCTCTTCAAGTGTGAAATGCTCACTCAGTTGCATCATCTGACTCCGTTGCGTTGTTTAATTTAATAGCTGCCAGCCAACCGATAAAGCCGCCGATGATGGTGCTAAACGCTGGGGCAATAATTGGAAAGATGTCTTTGTTGTCAATCACGCTGTTGGGCATGAACAGACCACCGAGCAAGCTCATGGTCATGCACAGAATGACAAAGCACAAAGTCGTTGCCATCATGCGGGCGATAAAAATAATTTCTTTTTGAAATTCATTCATTTTTTCATCACTTTCTCTAATGTTCGTCCACCGAAATAAAAGGACATTACAAGCATTCCCCACTGGCCGAGCAGCTCGACATACGCGCCCCTGGTTTCAAGGCCAAAGATCGACGCAACAGCAAAACCGCTGTAGGCCAGCAAAAGGAATATCAGTGTCGCTGGACGGATGTTCTTGGACAGCCAAGAATCAGAAGACATGTCAGCCTTCAAGCGTTCCGTCAAATTGTTTTGTTCGGTCTTGTAAAACTCCAGCTCTAACTCTTGGAGTTTCTGGGCAGCAGTTGGGTCGCTGGCGATGGCCTTAGCCACCGCCTCCACGCTGTCTCCCACACCAAGGCGATTAGCAATGGCGCTAATAGCAGCACCACCAAGAGGACCAGCAACAGCAGTTGCGAGAGTGGGCGCAAAACCCTTAAGAAGTCCGAGTAGGTCATTCACTGTCTTTCTCCTTTTTAAGCTGTTCGGCGCGTTGCAGAATTATCTCCGCCTTGCGCACCGTTTTGTCAGCGTACAGCGCCAACGCTATGGAAAACCCTAGCAGCGCGATAAGGCACGTCACGATCAATATCCAAAACCAAAATTCTTTCATATCGCGGAAAACAACGCCGTCATCCACAGACCTGCTACTGTCAGCACGATCACGTACCCCAGCTTGGCCAGCAGTATTTGTTCGCGGTGTTCGTGTTGCCATGCCGTGTCTCGCTCTCGTTTGCGCTTCAATTCACGAGCCACTTCTTGCTCTTCCAAAATTTCGTCGTACTTTAGCAAAAACTCTTGGTACATGGCGCCAAGCCCCAGCGACTCTGGCGTGCCGTAGATCATTGACTGCTTGAGTTGGGCGTTTAGTTGTTTCATTTGCCACTGCATTTCAATACGGTCAATTGCACTGTCGGCCACCTTTTCTGTTGTCAACGCCAGCTCGTCTAGTTCTTGGCAATGGATTTTGAGGTGCCTGATGGCTTCAAAGTAGACTTTGAGGTTTTCGCAGATGTCGTGGACTGCGCGGGCTTGGAACTCTTCGTAGCTGAGTTCTTGTTTGACGGGGGGCTTGGTGACTTGCTTGGCGACAGGGCTTGCAACAGGCTTAGTAGGCGCTCCCAATAGACCTTTGACCCAGTCCCAGAGTCCTGCAACGGTGTCATACGTGTCTTTAACTTGACCCACAATGCCTTCGACTTCAGATTTAGCGTCGTCGATGAATTGCTTGCCTTCTGCAAGCATTTGGCAGCCAGCCCTGATAGCCCCGACCGCACTTTGTGCCATGAGGAGGAGACTGATAGGGTCCACATTTAGATGCCTAACAACTTCTTGATGAATTCAGCCGCCACGCCTGGGCCAAGTAGCACAGCCAAGATAACCACATACAGCAGATATTCAATCTTGGTCATGCGCTTTTCGCCAGACGTAAGCTGACCATCTATGCGGCTGTAACGCTCGGCACAGATGGCTTCATGCACTGCCAACTTTGTCTCAACAGAATCACTCATCTGCTGGCTCTGGCGTGTTGCCTTCTTCCAGCCATTTTAAATATTCTGGCGCGGTTACAAGACAAGACTCAACCATGCCGTTGTCTAAAGTGCAAAATACCGTTTGCACTTCTTGGCTAGGAAGTAAAGGCAAAAGTTTCCACGTTGTCATAGCTCTTGTCCAGTTGTGTAAAAGGTTGATGTTCCGCTACTTGAATAGAGTCTTCCGCTAGTTGCAACAGTCATACCACCGCCGCCTGAACCAGAACTACTTACTAAAAGATTTGTTGGTGTTGCACTAGCAAAAGTAACAGCACCTGTGCCACCATTGCCAGAACCATAACTGTTAAAAACCCAAGAAGCAGAAGACACAATCCCAGTTGGAGCTACGCGCCCTGTCACTGGTAAAGAAATGCTAGTCTGACCAACCGAAGCAGTAGCCGCCGCACCAATACCTACATCACCCCCCGCGCTAGAAAATGCAACACAATACCGTTGACACAAAGCCAACTCAGTGGAATACGGGCGGTAGTCAAAGCTCGTTGCTGTTGAGCCTTTTTCTAGTTGAACGCCTGTGATGTAGAAGGTGGCTCCGTTTGTACCGACTACGCTGGTTGCGCCTGTTGCAGACACATAATTATTTGCTGACCAAGAGCCAGCAGTTCCGCTGTATGTCGTACCAGCACCAAGATTAAAAATAACTTGTATGCCAATACCGTTGTTAGTCACCCATGTTCCTGATGTATCGCCAGCAATAGTTACTGTTTTTAACTCCCAAGTATTTGCTGCGCTAATTGTGTATGTAAACGGATAACTTCTATCGTTTGTTGCATTTCTTAAAGCGCCTCCAAAAGTTCCAGTAAGGCTGGAATAAGCCCAAAAAGAAATCGTAATTGTTTTTGCGCTTGCAGTACCCCAAGATAAATCTGCTGTGTTATATCCTTCAATGTATTCAGCTATGTTAAAAAATTCTCCAGCGCCTACAGAATAAGCAGATAATGAAGTGCAAGCAAGATAATTACTAAAACCAGCACCAACCCTTGTTGCGTAACCAGTTTCGGTTGCAGATGGTGTTTGTTGGACGCTAAATTTAGATGTTACTGACAGGTTGGCTTTCCATCTATCAAGAACATAGTTGCTTGTTGTAGGAGTAACACTAGCCCCCGCATTACGCTGGTCAATCACCATCGCACCATTGATGATGCGGTTCTTGAAGCCATAGTAGCCAGTGGTTGTGCCTGTACCGCCGTTAGCCTGTGGCAACACGCCCGTGACACCTGTAGTTAAAGGAAGCCCTGTGGATGTGCTTAACACAGCAGAAAATGAACCATCAACCGTGACATCAGACTCAAAAGTCACAGGTTCTGTAAAGTCTGCGGTGCTTTCAAAGATCGCATTGCCAGTGACGTTTAGGGTCGTAAAGGTTCCTGCGTTTGGCGTACCGCTTCCGATTGGAGGTGGAGACGCAAACGACTCTGATGTCAGCGGTACGGAGATGTAATCAACCGTGTACAGCGTAACTTCTGCTGGCGTTTTAAGAATGAATTTGTATGTCTCGGTGTTAAGCAACCACACGTTAGCCTGCCCATTGGAATCCAAAATGACAGGGTTGGTGTTGGTGGTCGTGCCAGTGTTGTCCACGTACGTGGCCAGAGGCGTCGTAGTGCCCGCGGCGTACGTGTACAGCTTACCGCCGACGAGCGGCAGCCCGTCAGTGCCGAAGAACTGTAGCTTTGGTGGGGGTGATAGTGATGCCATGTTTATTTCCTTTGGCCAACGCCATTGATCTCAATCCGTAATGCGTTCTGATTGGCTGGTGCCTGCGCCGCAGCAGTAGCCGCTGGCTTGGCCAATGCATTCACTACTGCGTTTGTTGGGCCCCTACCCGCTTGGCGCGCCATGGCTTTTTCAATTGCGTCTGCCGCCAAGGCAGGACTAGACAGCTCACGGGCCAATTCTAACGCTACTTTGTCGTCCATTTGTCCAGACAAACGCTTCACGACGTTGTTAAAAATAGTCAGCGGCGTGCTCAACAAAGACGGGAAAGGCAAACCGCCTTGCGCGGCGGCTTCTGTCGCCGAACTTTGGCCAGTGGGGCCTGCTGGGCGGCCAGCCTTGGCCAAACGCTCATACTCAGCTTGACGCGCCAAGTCGTCACGCACTGCATTGACCGTTTGCAACTGACGCGCGTCTAGGCCCTTAGTCAGGTCGGTGATACGCTTTTCAATTGCTAAGGCGTTAGAACCAGGCGGCAGGGCGGGCGCCAACTTGTTACCGCTGGCGTCGGCCATCTCACGAATTTTGGCCAGACGGGCGGCGTCTTTGCCAACCACGTCAAAACGCTGCGACAAGTTCATGCCGGCGTCGTCCAGAATTGCGATCGGGTTTTTGTAGTCCTTCAAGAACTGCGCTTGTTTGGTAAGGTCTACTTCGCCAGTCACCGCGTTAACGACTTTTTGGCGGTACAGGTCTTCAATGCCTGCGCGGGCCGTAACCATGGCATCAGGGTTTTTACCAAACATTTCGACAAACTGGCCTGCTTCGCGCTCACCTCTAGGCTGAAAGAACTTGGTGACGACGTCGTCAGCGTTGAGCTTGGGCTCGTTCAACGATGTCTGCTTGAACAGATTGGCGTTAATGCCGGTCTTAAAACGAGGCACATATTGAGTGCGGTACAAGTTGACCGCGTCCGCATAAGCTGTCTTGGCCGCGTCTGGCAACGCGGTGCTCTTACCGATCGCGTCGTCAATAGCGTCATGCAACTGGCCCAGATTGCGCAGGGTTGAGCTGGCCGTTGGGTTCATCGACGACTTAGCCGCAGCAATGTCGGCGTTGATAGCCTTACGAATATCATCAAGTTGCTGTAAGGTGGCCTCTGGTGGAAGCTCAACTTCATCCGACACTTTAGTTAGCTTAGACGACAGTTTGCCTTTGCCCACAGGCGCTTCTGGTGCTGGCTTGGGTTTGAACGACAAGAGCTTGCGCACTGTCTCAGGCGCCGTCTCAGACGCAAAGTCTGACAGCTTACGACCAAGAATAGTCTCGGCTTGGTTAACCACGTTGCTGACGTCAATTTTGGCGTCGCCGGCCTCAGTAAAGGCTTTCTGATACGCAGGCTCAATCACGCCCTTCTTGACAATCTCGCGCTCTTTATTGGCCGCGGCCAACAAAGCCTCGCCCGCTTCTCGTGGGGTAACGGTTGTTGAGCCCAATCCGCTTTCAATCTTGGCCTTGACGCGGTCAATGACGCGTTGGAATCGCTCGCCCACACGGCCCTCTTGGGCCAGACGGGCTTGGTTAGTCTGCGCGGCTTGGTTGGCGTAATCCGTAGCAGCGCCTGGCACTTCTTTGAGCTTTTCTTGCAAAGCCGAGAAACGTGTGCTGCCCACGGGCGCGGCGACTTCACCAGCTGTTGGGGCCGAGCCTGGCACAATGATGGCGTCTTTAGCTCGCAAAGCGTTGATGATTTCTTGGCCCTTACCTTCGACCGCGTCCAGCAACGTGGTGCCCTTGATGTCGCGCAGTCGGTTCACCGCGGTGGCGGCTTTGCCAACCAAAGGGCCAACAATTGTAGGCAACACAGCGCCGATACCAGCACCCGCCTCTGTAGCGTTGGGGTCAATGATGGCAGCAGACGCGCCGCCAGAGACGGCGCCGCCGCCTGCTTTGGTGGCAAGGTTTGTGCCTTTAAAACCAGCGGATTCAATGGCTGTCGCAGCAGGCGTCAGGAAGCGCGCCAGCGAAGGCGCCATCTCAGCAACCTTTTTAAGCGGCGCAGCAATAGCACCGCCCACGGGCAGTGTGCCAATAACTTCGCCAGTCATCTCACCTGCACCAGTAGCAAAAGGCTGTTGCTTTTTGATGTCCGCAATAGCTTCTTGCTCAGCCAGTTTGCGTTCTGCTGCGTCTTCTTGTAAGGCGCGGCCTTGTTGAGCAGCGCGAGAACCAGGCTCACCGAGCTTTTCCAAGCCCATGCCAACCAAGCGTTGGCCGCCAAACATGACGTCGCCAATACCTTTGGAGACGCCTTGCGACAAGCCAGCAAGCGGCGCGCCAATAGTCTCAAAGAAACCGGCAGCGCCTGTCAGCGGTGCGGGGCCTTTGGGTGCTGCTGGTGCGGGAGCAGCAGCAGGCGCGTCATCAGTCAACCATTTGTCACCAACCAAATAGGCTTTCATGCCTTCTTTGTTGGTGGCAGATTGCAGGATAGGTTGCCACTGGTCGCCGACCAGTACAACACGTTCGCCTGTTTGAGGATTTGTTGCGGTTTGCAAGCCCATGGTCAACCTTTAATCTGGAACAAAGCCTTCAGGAGGCGCAATGCCCGATGGGACAGCGGTGTTACCCGACGCCATATCTTGCGTGACAAACTGGTTCTTACGCGCTTTCATTAAACGCAACACTTCTTTGCCGGCTTCTTTACGAACTTCAGTTGGCAATGCAGTATCGGCCAATTGACCAGCGGCTTGTTTGTAAGACGCGGTGTCTGCGTTAGATTGCGGGCCTTCAAAACGCGGGACCATTTTGAGCGCAAGATCGGCAATTGGCGCCAACTTACCCGCGGCAATATCGCCAGGCGTAGCTTTGTTAAATGCGCGCACGCCAATATCCACTGCCTTACCAATATAGCCACCAGTAGACTGGTCAATAAGGCCGCCGTCTTTAGTGACGTTTGCAAGTTCGCTGATGGCAAGATCAAGGTCCCTAGCCATAGTCTCTTTTTGCGCTTTAGTCTTTTCGTACGTCGCGCTTGGTTTGCCCGCGCCTTTAACGGTGCTGACAACGTCACCAAATTTGTTAAAGTTAGTGACCGTACCGTCGCTTGCGATAGTTTGACGAGCCACTGCTTTTGGATTCTCTGCGTTAGCAATCCGCGTATTTTCTTGCGCAATACGTTGGCGTTCGCGCTCGTTAGTCGCAATTTCGGCAGGGCTCATGGTTTTTTTAATGTCTGAGCCTGTAACCATTTGAGCGCCGCCGCCGCCAGCGTACTTAGGCGTGGCAATTACGCGAGAGCCGCCGCCATAATCTTGCGATGTAAAGGTTTGTTCCAATTGATCCTTGGCGTCCAAAATGCCGCGCAAAGTTCTAAGCTGCCACGCTGGAAGCTCAGCAGGGTTTTGGGGGAGCGACGCAGCGATCTGCTGTGCTTTTGTAGCGTCAATGTTGCCTAGTTTTACGTTGCGGTCAAGATCAGCAAGGATTTCTTCGGATGTGTTAAAACTAGCAATATCTTTGACTGCTTTGTTTGCTTTTTGAATGCGCAATTCAAAATCGCTTTTGCCTACCTCGTTACGAAGTTTGCTAGTCTCTAACAAAGTCTTTTCGACCGCGGGCAGCTTAGAGCCAAGGTTTGCACCAATAACGTTTTGACGCAATTTGTTAGGGTCAATTTCACCTGTGGTACCAAGAGAAGAGGCATACGCGCGGTTTAGCGCGTCTTCTTGCTCAATGGCGCGGTTAGCCAATTCGTTTTGGCGTTGATAGGTTTGAATCTGTTGCGCTTGCGCAAACGCGTTTAACGGGTTTTGAATTTCAACTGGTCTAACACCAAGTGCAATGGATGGATCGAGAGCCATATCTAATCCTTAATAATCTAAGTTTTCGTAACCACCAGAATTACCATAGTAGTTAAAACTTGTTGGGCTAGACGCAGGTCTGTTTCGGGTCAGCGCGTTTACCAAGTTATTACCTTGGTTGTAGTTAAGGTAAGTGCCAACAGCATTGCTATATGCATTAGCCGCACCAACTTGACCTGCCGCGCCAGCAGCAGCGCCGCCAGTTAAATAATTGCCCATGGCCCCTGCATTAGCCGCGCCAGCAGCGCCAAGGTTGGCCGCTGTAGTTTGACCAACACCAGCCAACGATTGCAAAGGTTGAAGTCTGGCCGCACGCTCTTGTTGATAGCGGTTGAATGCGTTGGTGTACTCTTGCGAGCCCATCTCTTGGCCGTAGCTAGTCGCCGCGCGCAATGCGTTGCCAGAGATTAAACCGCCGCGGGAGGCTGCTTGAGCGTCAAGCGCTTTCTGACCTTCTTTTAGGCGGAAGGCGTACCCTGGGTCTCTTGTAAACTCATCATATGCAAACGGCGTGTAATCAGCAGCGCCTTCAAGTTTGCCTAGCGCGCGAACACCAGCCTGCAAAAAAGGCATCTGGTCTTGACGCGTCTGCTGGAACTGAGCATCTGAAAGAGCCGATGCTTCACGCGCGGCGCCTGCTTGCGTTTCACCAGCGCTTCTAGAAGCACTAGACCCAAGTAACGCGCTGCCTACAATTGCGCCTGCTGTCCACCATGACATATCATTCTCCTTTTAACGCCAACGCTGCTTGACGTTCAATTAAATCTGGTTTGATCTTGTTGTACGCATCAAAAAACGACATCTCACAAGGTTCAATCAGTTCTGCTTCAATCTCATCCAAATCAATTTTGTCTGTCTTGTGCACTGTAATGCCAATGGCATCTGTAAGCGCATAAGTGACACGTTTGGTACCTGGTTTGGACTCGATTACGTCGCCTTCCTTAAGGTGGCGCATTCCAGTTTCACTCCACGCTATTATTTCACCTTTTGCACAAATAAAGAAGTGATCTTTTTTGTGAATTTTACCTATGACTAGTGTATTAGCCGGACGCCAAACTTTACGGCAATACATGCCATCAGCAGAAAAATAATGGTCTGTGACGGGTTCAATTTGGGGCATCAACATGACTTCATGTTGAAGGCGCTCAATTTGCTCAAGTGTTGGTGTAACAGTTAACGCGCTCATATGATCTGGCTCACAGTTAGCACCACGCCAGGCGAGGCGGGTTTAGCCGGCGACGTAGTGGCAGCAATTGTCGTGATCTGGGCTGAGCCGCCCACGGTCAGCCAGTACAGCTGCAAATAGTCGCCCGCCTCATATTCTTCATAAAAATTGACCGTCAAAAGGGCCGCGCCGTCAACAGCACCAACCTTTTTCGGAACAGTCACCGTGCTAGCCGTGGCGGCAGTATCGACGCCGTTCTTGCGCAACCAGACATACACGGCGTCTTCAGTTGCCGAAGCGTTTGTAAATTGCACACTAAACGCCACCGTTGTCAGCCCGCTGGCGTTAAACACAATCCGCGACGTGGGCGTGCCCACCGCGGTGTTGCGGGTCACGCCAGTTGTGTTAAACGTAATCGCCGTGGGCGTGTTGGCCGCGGCGGTCTGGTTTGTGGTGTCTGAAAAAACCCCGTACGGCAGCGTCAAAAAGTAGTTGTACAGGTTTGTAAAAAACCTGTACCACGACCGCTCCATGAGCTGGCCAAGCGAATCCACCACGGGTACCCGCGAAGATGGTATGCGTGTGCTGGCCGCGTCAAGCATTGGTAGGCGTCACGTTGAGTTGCGCGCCCATGATTGCAATCTTCACGGGGTCTGTGCCTGACAGCTCATACACGCGGTCGCGCAGCTTCAGCGTCATGCCCATGCGACGGGCAAACGCTCGGTTGTAATACTCACCAATCTTGCCCATCGACATCCAATGTTCGTTGGACCATGTGTGGCCGCCGTCATCTGACCAGCGCAACATCATTTGTGGGTTGCTGCCTTGGCCATCGTTAATACCTACGCCCGCCTCGCAATCAATCTGCAGCGTGTGCTGCGATGTGCGCTTGAGGTTGTTGGTGCCCGTGGGCAGCGCGCGCCATGTGCGCAACCACTTCTGAATGTCGCCGTTGTCTGAATAGTCAGTCAGGTCAAACGCGTACAAATTGCCGTTTTCGTAGTCGCCCACAATGATTTCATTGTTGTAGACCACTTGGCAGTTGGAACGGTGGCGGGTGAAATCGCCGTTGTCCCAGCCTGCGCGCTCATGCCACGCCTGCGTGGCCGCGTCGTACACCCAAGTGGTGTTGGCCGTAGGGAAGATCAGCACGTAAAAGGTGTGGCCGTCTTGCTGGTAGGTATACGCCAGCGCGTCGGAAAGGTCCGTGTACTGCTGGATTTGCCATTCAACGGCGTGCGTAGATATGCGCTGGCCTTTGTAGCCGTTGGTGCGGTAGACAATACCGCGCCCGCGGGCGTCCGCACCTAGCCAGAACACGCTGTTGTCCATCTTGGCAACAGAGTAGGGCGCAATGCAACCCAATTCGTTAAACGCGCCTTGGATGCGTTGAAGCGGGAAGTTGGCGGTGCCGGCGTCGTACCAGACTTCAACTGAGTTGGTGCCGAACAGCCAGACTTCTCGGTGGTCTACAACTAGCGACACCAAGTTGTCAGGATCGCCCTCAGCGCTCGCAAAAGCAAGCGGGTCTACCGACGTACCATCGAGCAGCTGAGTGACCCAGAAACGCGAACTGTTGGGCTCGTTGAACACAAAGTAGCCGTCGATGTAGCCGACCGTCACCGCGCCCTCAAAGTCGGGGTCGGTAATCTCGGCAAACACTTCGGTGTTTGTGTTGTAGATAAAGCCGTCAGGGTTGCACGCGATAAAAATCTGAATGCCGTTGTCGGACATAGACACGGGGCCAGTGCCAGTGACCGTGCCAATAGCTGTGCCCTTCAGGCGGGTGCGGCCATACGTTTCAACCTTGTAAAACGTATCGCCCGACACGGCGTACATGATGTCGTTGACTTTCCACAGCCCGCGGATGGGGCCATCGCCAACGGCTGACTTGCGCTTCAGCCCAGGGCAGCGCGACAGAAACGCTGGCTCTTTGCCAGCTTCTGGCACGATCTCTGGAAACAAGTTGACCATGCGGTTGTCCGCGGCGTTGACGCTGCGGGCCACATAGGAAGAACCAAGGATCGGGGAATCCATTATGTTATAATTCCTGTGTTAATGTTAAAACACTGCAAAGGCTTAACGATATGTCTGCTAATCTTACCCCGAATGAGTTGCGTGAATTGTTGCATTATGACGCTAACACAGGAATTTTTACTTGGCTTGCCCGCGCGGCAAAAGCTATCCATGTTGGAGATGTTGCGGGTAACACCAATAAGTTTGGCTACACCACAATAGGCTTTAAAAAGAAAATCTATAAAGCCCATCGTTTGGCGTGGTTGTACACACATGGAACTTGGCCTAATGGTCTGATTGATCACGTTAACGGAATTAAATCCGACAACAGACTGGTTAATCTTCGTGTTGTTAATGAAACTGGCAACTCCGAAAATGTACGCCGACCAAATAAACGAAACAAATCTGGTTTCATGGGTGTTATTTTGTTTCAAAACAAATGGCGAGCCAGCATTACCGTTAACAAAAAAACGCGGCGAATTGGCGATTTTGCTACGCCCGAAGAAGCACATCAGGCTTATTTGGATGCGAAGCGTAAACATCATCAGTCCTGTACAGTTTAGTAATTTCAACATCAATAGTTGCCAGCATAGATGTTGAATCGTTGACGGTTGGCCACCAAAGCGTACGGCACTGCCATCACGTCATCTGGGTTGTTGATGCGCTTCAGGTTGCGCTTGGAAGTCATCGCAATGCGCTGAACTTGAGGGCTGGGCTCAATGCCGTACTCAGGCGCAATTTCCATAGCCAAGTTGTACGTAAACGCGCGCATGTAGCCTGGCGGAAAGTGCAGCTCGGTCACCAATGTGGCGGGCTGGCTTAGTTTTTCCACCGACACAAAGTGAAACTCTAACTCTTGCGTAGGCTTAGGGTAGAGATATATTTCAATGTCAGGGAACGTCATGTTGACCCACATAACTTGCGGGTAGGTGGACGTCACATTCTTAACAGCAATACCGTTGTACTGCTGTTGGTTGATCATTTTTATGCCGTACGACACGCCGTTAGGCGCTTTGAAATACGTGGCATCATCAAGCAAAACGGGGCGCAGGCCGACAAAGTCACCCGATGGGCCAAGCGTGCGGCTAATGGTGCTGGCCGGCCACGTAAAAATTTGATCTTGGGTGGAAAAGATAGACAGACGCTCTGTGTTCCAGCTGTCCACCATTTGGTCGAACGCAGTCAAGGCATCTTGAGACATGGCGGCGGAAGGCGTTTCACCTTCGGCGAGAACACCCAGCAGACGCAGGGCTCGATTGATCTGATCGCCAGCTGTGTATGTGGCCATATTTAAGCCTCTTCTGTATCTACTTTTCTACGGCGTTTGACTTCCAGCACGTTTACAGGAACCACCTCAACAGGCGTGTCTAGAGTATAGCGCACCCAGCCGTTTGCTTCATCTGCAATTGCTTCAGCTTCCATGTTCGCCACCTTGGCGCCATGAACATCATGTTTCATGTAGATGATTGGCATTTATTTCCTTAGAACGGGCCCAAAGGCCCGTTTGGTTTAGCTTGCGCCGTGGATGATGCAGAAGTTGATAATGACAGCTTCAGAGTATGAAGTGGCAGCAGTCAAATTTCGCAACGTAATCAAAGCAGAACCAGCAGCCAAATACGAAACGTAAGTGGTGTAAGCTCCCGCCGCGCTACCAGTAGTGTTGCTAGAAACGCAAACAATGATTGTGTCATTGATAGAAATTGTGCTGTTAGTCAAGATAAATGACACAGCAGCGCTTCCTGCCAATGCCGCATCATGCATCGTAATACGACCAGCAGACTTGTTTAAAGTCACGCCTGTCGATTTACTTGTCAATTGCGTCACAGCACCTTGTCCCGCTGCGGTATAGCCAATTTCGGTTGTAGCGTAAACGGTAGTTCCAACCACGGTTGAAGGAGTAACAGCACCAATAGTGCCGCCATCAATATCTTGGTCGCTGTACGCAACGCCAATTGATCTAGTATTACCCATTTTCTAATCCTTTTAAAAATGGGGGCCGAAGCCCCCTTTAGATTTAGCCGAGGCGATACACAACGTAAGTACCGTCACCAGTCTTACGGAAACGGAACAACTGGCTAGTTGTCACAGCGACAGCAACCAAAGCGTTGCCGCCATCGGTCACGCCAGTGTTAACAGCCAAAGTCACAGCGCCAGAGCTGGTGCCGATGTTCACGATTGACAAGTCAAAAGTGCTACCAACAATAGCGTTAGGAACTGCGGTATCGATTGCAGTGCCCAAAGGCAGCGTGTAAGTTGCAGCAGAAGTGGAGGGGTTAGCCACCAACATTTGATTGCAAATTTGTGCTGCTGTCAGGGTTGCTGTAGCTGTAGCTGTCTGAGGAGCGGCCATCGCGCCCATGATAGTTTCTGCGCGGTTGCCTGCACCGACTTGGTAACCGCCTGCGCCGTTAGGTAATGCCATGATAAAAGTCCTTTAAAAAAGTTACAAAGAAAGGGGCCGAAGCCCCGTTTCAGATTAGCCCCAGAGGCGGCAAGCCATTTGTGGGCGGATCGTGCTGAAGCCATACAACACGTCGATACGGCAAGGCATACGGTCGTTGTTGATGTCATACTGACGGACCACACGCAAGCTGATACCGTTGTGCACTGCGCGAGCAGCCATGTCCACACCTTGTGGCAACAGCAAGTCGGCGGTAGCGAACGAGATCGCATCTTTGTGGTACACCAAGTTCTGAGCGTACTGAGTAGAAGCAGCACCCACGAACACAACAGCTTTGCTGGTTGCAGGCAATGAGTCAACAGTAGCCAAGGCGTTAGTTGCAGAGTAGATAGGAGCCACAGTGATAGTGCCGGCGCCAGAGCCGTTCAGAGTCACGTCGGCAGTAGCCACGAACTGGAACAACGAACCAGTGGATTCACGGGTTTGTGGGTTCACAGAGTAGCAATCAGCGATAGTGAACACGTCACCGATTTTGACGGTAGTGTTGGCACCAGCTCCAGTGATGGAGATAGAAGTTGCGCCTTCAGCAGTCACAGCAGCAGAAGTTGTACCGCCGGTAGCTGTACGCGAACCAGTGGTGAACTGCTTGATAGACTGAGACATGTTGATCTCGTCAAAGCCCAACACGCCAGTACCCATCATGCCGTTCTTGAACTGCTTGCTGATAGTGTCGGTGGGGTTGAACAAACCTTTCATGCCTTCAACCAAACCTGCGTTAGCAGCTGGGTTGACGGTAGCGTAACGTGGAGACATCACGGCTGCGTTTTCGTTCAGTTTTTGTTGAGCTTGCAACAGAACCAAAGAAGTGGCAGGAGTGGTGCCAGGTGTACCAACGGTGTTACCAACGCTCTTGTAAGAGTTGGCTACGTCAGCGTCCACGCTAGAAGCCAATTGGCTAATACGAGGCTTCAACACACGCTCAGCGAAGTCGTCCAATTGCATGGTCAATTCAGCAGATGTGAAGTTGATACCAATGTGCTTTTGGCTAGACACGGTCAAGGTGGTGAACTGTTCGTTGTCGTCTTGCACTTGCAAGGCGGCGCCGTCAGTTACCAGAGCGCGGTCGGGCAAACGGATACGCAAAGTAGAACCGATCTTGGCACCTTCAACAGCAAAGCTGTCGTCGTACTGACGGTTGACGTTACGGGTGATAACAAGGTTGTTCTCGAGGATTTCGAGCGCCTTGCGGGTGATCATGTCGATCGTTAAGATGCTGTTTGACATTTAAAGTCCTTTGAAAAGTTAGCGGGTTTGTGCCTGATGCTTCTTAATCTGTCGTGCACGTTCGGCTTCAATCCACTGTGAGGTCGTCATGCTCTTAATAGAGCGCGGGTCCGTAGTGTCATGAGTCGGTGCTCCAGTGGAGCGTGCAGTTACTGGACTAATCGGCGCAGGCGCAGATGTCGTTCTTTTGACTGGAGGATTATCAGCCAATTTGGCTTCGATCTTTCCAATCTCTTTTGCCTGCATGAAAGGCGTCAAGCGAGAAATGCGGTCTGCATCCTTGGGGTTGGAGCCGAGGTAGTAAGCTAACTCAGGACCAATGTCCGAATGCTGGATCGTCTCTGCCATCACGTTTGTGATCGGTAGGTTAGGGTTGTACGCGACTTGCTCGAAGTCATCATACTTATCCCGAGCCTGCTCTTCACGCTCTTGATAGCTCTCTAAAACTTGCGACTGTTGCTTTGCGGCTTCGCGTTGCTGGACTAGCTTGTCGGCTTCTGCACGGATGAATTCCGCGTAATCAGTCGGCGACTGGAACTGGTCTGGCGACGGTAGGTCGGTCGGCACGATTTGCTTTTCAGCACCTCGTTGCGCTTGTTCACGTTCCCACTTACGTTGCTCTCTTGCGAGGCGTTTGCCGATCATTGCATCGATTTCAGCTTGCGAGTACTTCTTTTCCTCTACTGGCTGTTCGTTGCTTTCATCAGCGACTACCGGCGTGTTTTCAACAGTCTCTGTGGTGGCCGTCACTTCAGGAGCTGGCGCGGAGTCAACTTCCGCTAGGTTTTGGACTTCTTCAGTCATTTTTGAATCCTAAGATTCCCTGGTGTGCTGCACCAGTACAGTTTGTGTGCATTATGCACTTAATGCGGCAACTTTGTCTTGGAAAGCCTTAACGCGTGCATCAAGTGCAGATTGATCTGCGGCCAGCTTGGCAGCCAATGCGGCCAAATTAGCTTGAGTTTGTTCTTGCTGAATGTCGCGCGCGTCAGCAGATTTTTCGCGACTGGCCAAAATAGCCTCACGTTCAGTGCTAGACGCACTAAACGCCGCGGTCTGTTCGTCAAGTGCTTTTTCACGGGCCTTGAGTTCTGCGGCCTTAGTTTTGGCAGCAGCAGCGTCTGCCTTGGCGTCAGCCAAAATAGCAGCGGCTTCGTCTTGCGCAGCCTTGAGTTGAGCAGCAGCCGCCTCGCGGTCTGCCAGCGCGTCTTGCGCAGCAGACAGCGCGCCTTGGCGCACGGCCAGCTCGTCACGCAAAGCCGCCATGTTGGCTAGGTCAACAGGCAATTGCTTGGTGAAGTATTCAACGTAATTCATTGCTGCTGAATCGTTAGAGATGTTCATGCTGGCCTCTTATGAATAGTAAGTGACGTTGAGCTTTGCGCCTGCGGTCTGTTCAATAAATCGAATTTGTGAAAGGTCACCGTCATACTGCAAAGTCACGCCAGCAGCCAAGGGCATACCAACCGATGCGGTAGGGGCCACACCGTCATCACGCCAACGGACGTTTTGTGTCTCAGGCGTGATGATCGCAATGCGAGGAGTACCGGCCAAACCGCTCAAATCTTTTTGCGGGACAGTCAGTGCAGTAGACGCGCTCAAGCTGGTTATCTGCTGATAACCCATTGTTGACGTAACTGCTTTTAAGTTAATAGCCATCAAAATCTCCTTCGTTCGGTGAATGACCGAATTTTAACTACCAATTCATCCAAGTATGCCTCAACGGCTTCAAAAAATCCACCACTGAAGAAAGAACCTTCAAAAAACGGACCGCCGCTCATGCGTCCTCCGCACCTTCAAACTCAGGCTTTTGCTTAATGATGGCGTATAAGGCAGCACGATCAGCACCAGCAACGTACTCAGCGCCTGACAGTTGAACCTTGCCAGCACACAAGGGCTGCTTACCTGCGTCACGGGCTTCCTTGGATGCGTAGCCGTAGAAGGTCACTTCAGTGCCTTGGCCTTTGAAGTCTTCTTGTACTGCACCTATGTTGAAGTACACGGCTGGAATTCCGTAGTCTGTGTCTACTGATTTAATGAGTGCCATATGATTTTCCTTTTAAAAAGTTAAGCGATAACCGCTAGTTTACGAACAGTGCCACCACTGTCCTTGATTGTGATATAGCCTTGCACAACTAATGTCATATCAGCCGTGTAAGTACCGAACCTGACGTTACCTGTTCCCTTTGGTGTCAATGCAACATCAACGTTTGCGCTAGCGCCTAATGCCGTAACAGCCACAGAAGACGCGCCACCTGACAATTGAACATAGTTCGTTGCTGATACGTGCGCCAAAAACGAGGAAGTAGTAATAACTTGACCTGTTCCTTTTGCTGTCAATCTCAAATTTCGATCAGCATCGCTACCTTGCGTAGAAATAACAGGGTCTGAACCAGTAGCCGCACCAGTAACCTGTACGTAGTTCACAGCAGAGGCTGTGCGAGTAACACGCATCTGTTCAACACCAACAGGAGAGAACTTAATTGCGTTATTTGTTTCGTCAACAGTCAGTAAATCAAGAACAGATGTTGTATTGTTTTGGCTTTGCAGTATGAAATTACCACCTGAAGCGCGAAGACGGTAGTCAGTAAAAGCATCCCCGCCCCATGTAGATGTAGTGCCTCGTTGAAGTTCCAAGTCTGCTATTGGAGATGTGCCAGTGTTAGACCAAACTTTTGCAGTAGTTGTTCCAGCCGTAGTAGCAGTCAATGTAGTAAACGTACCAGCAGCAGGGGTTGTAGCACCTACTGTCGTGTTATCAATAGCACCGCCTGTAACGGCTACGCTGTTGGCGTTTTGTTCAGCCATAGTCCCCACGCCTGACAGCGCATGGTCAGCATTCCACGCCGCAGCGCCAGTAGAACTGAACGAACTATCAGCGGGGATGGTGTGGGTTACAACTACGGTCATGCTAAGAACCTTAATTTGTACAGAGTTGTCAGGTAGAGCTCAACAATGTTGTCAATCAACTGTTGCAACGATGAGTCTTCTTTGTCGCACACTTCGTAGCGACCTTTTTCAATCTCAGCCAGTTGGTCTTGCAAGAACTCAATGATGTTGGTCGTTTTCTTGGCCGCGGGGATGGCAATAGGCCCAATCAGACCATGACGGCCTTGGTAGGCTTCAGCAAATGCGTCCGCGTGGTCAATAACCGAATCATAAAACGTGTTCAAAGCCACATGCTTGGAGTAGCTACGAGTGTTCAGGTGCACTGAGTGGGCCACATTGCGGCCCAAGAACAGCAAACCCATCAATTGTGCGGCGTTCATTGTGGCATCCCCATATCTTGCATAGGCATCTCAGGAATGCCACCAATCTGGCTATTAGACTCCATGGCCGCGGCCACCACACCCATAGCAATGTCTTGAATCTGCTGCTCGTTCATGCCTGCCTGCGTAGCTGTGATCCGCTGTGTCTCGGCTTGGTACGCCTTGATCTCAGCTTCGTAATCCTTGCGGCGCTGCTCTTGCACTTCAATCGACTTGCTGACGTTTTGAATCATCTGGTGCATGTTCTCCATCTCCGCGCCCATGGCTTGGATTTGTTGCTCAGCAGCCTGCAATTCAGGTGATTTGTCGTCGTCAGCCAAGATGCTTGGGTCAATGGTCTTGCGGAAGCGCTTAGACATTTCCTGCGCGCCTGGCCAGTCCATGTTCTTAACGAACAAGTCGCCGGCCACAGTCCACAGCTGGGGGTTGCCCTGCAACAGCTGAGCCATAGCCTCCAACGCCTCTTGGCGCTTGGTTGCGTAGCCTGGGCCAGTGGTAGCCACCACGTCGTACTTGCCGACGCCAGGGTTGTAGATTTTTTCTATAACTACCCCACTCTCGTCAACAATTTCCTTCACGGGCTCTTGCTGCTCGGGGTTAATCTTGGCCATCTTAGTCTCGCCGTCCTCACCGATCACACGCGCGATGCGCTGTGTGTCGTAGATTTTGGGAATCAGATCGACCAACTGGCGCGCGATGTGACGCACGCCGCGAGCCAAGTTGTCGCCGTAGTGGTAAGTGCCCACGTCGCCCTCTTTTTGGCGCGCAAGAATAGCTTTACCAGATCGTTCGTTCGAGCCCATGCCCAGCGATGCGTTGTACTGGCCGGTTGTGGACTTAATGTCTTCCGCCGCGCCAGACTTGGCTTGCAACAGGCCGCTAGACGCCATGGGCGGCTGCGCGCGCTGTGGCAGTGGCAACATGTTGCCTTGGCCGTCGGTCACATCAGGGTTGACCTCTAGATACGGCCAGTTGTTGGTGTTGGCTGTCTTCCACTTGTCTTCGTAGCCCTCGAACTGGCCGCCGTAGCCAATGAACGGTGCCTTGGGCGCCAATGCCAGCATCTCTGCTTCTTGGCTGACCCAGTAGTTGTACATGCGCTGGGCGTCCTTGGCGTTACGCACAAGGCCAGAGACATATAACCTGCCATCAACCTCAAATTCATTGCCCACAATGCGGATCACAGGAATCCACTTGCCAGCCCACTCGGCTTCTTCAAGAATTTCGTAGCCGTTAATCTTGCAGTACTTAACCTTGGGGTTTTGCACTACGCGCTTGTTCTTAGGCTTGCCGTAGATAGCCTTGAGCTGCTTGTCTTCGATCGTGCCTTCAAAAGCCGTGATGTTGCCTGGGTACAGATGCAGCGTGGCTTTTTCGTAGTCGATGTAGTAGTAGTCAGCGATGCGGACCGTGTCCTCGTTGAGCCAGTTGCTGATGGACTGGTCGCCCACACCCAGCGACTGCAGCGTCGAGATGGGTGCAGCGTTGGGGTACATGCGCTCGTACTCAGCTTTGGTCACGTCCTCAGTGATAAAACACCACTTAGCATCTGCGCCAGTCGGGTCTTGAATCAGCGGGTCCATGTAGACCGAGAACGAATTGCGCACACGACCAATTTTGATGTCTTGGTCGAACGTGTTGGGGTCGCAGTACTCAGTCAGGATGCGGATGTAACCTTCGCCGTAGGCGACTTGGTTTTCACACGCTGTGTCGTACGCCACGTCGGCATCCGAGATGTACTCAATGTGCCTGATCATGCCGTTGAACACCTCAGCCACCTGCACGTCGGCGTTGTCATCCACGGGGATGACCTTGGCGCCTGGGCGGTTCTGACGCATGTCGTTGGTGACCTGATGGACGTGTTGCGGCAGTTTGTTGATGGTCAGCGTTGGGCGTGCGTTGATGGTTTGGCCTTGAACCGCACCGCGAGTGGCTAAAACGTCCGCTGGCCACTGCCAATGGTTGTCGGGCGAGCCGGCGTAGAAGCGCAGGTCGTCCATTTCATCTTCGCGGCTCTCGGCCAGCGAGGCCACAGCCATGTCGAGGCGGCTGCGCGCGACAGACAGAATGTCGGAGTTATCAGTTTTACCGCCCGCAGCTACGTTAGCCACGGCGACCATGCCGGTTGGATCAGCCATAGAAGACTCCAGTTATGTGTGGTTCACGCATGACGACGTAATTCTTTTTCTCATACGTGAACTCTTGGCCAACGCCAAAATATAGACAATCGCCGACTTTAATCTCTTTGCAGTCAGGGCCCACAGCGATGGCTTTGCCTGTTTCCATGGGATCGCCTGGCGGTAACACAAAGAAAGAATCTTCCTCAACATCACGCTCAATAATGACGCAGTCTTTTAGTGCTCTCATTTTGCTTTTTTCTTAACAGCGTACGCAATGGCTACAGCTTGCTTGACTGGCTTGCCTGCTTTGACTTCAGCTTTGACGTTTTGCTTAAACGCCTCTTTGCTTGGAGATTTTTTCAACGGCATGTTATTTCTTCTTTGCAGTTTTGGCTGAGTCTTTGAAGTCTTTAGCCGTTGGTGCGGCTTTAGAGCCGACCTTGTTCATCTTTTCGCCAGAGCCAGCTTTGATGCGCTCTTGTTTGGCGTGAATGTTTGCGTAGAGTCCAGGCTTTTTCATTTCAAGCTCCCATCCATCCAGTTGCAACCATGCCGCGGTCCGTAATGACGCGACGTTTGGGTTCAGTATACTCCCTGTGAGCCACAGGAAACGCAAAAGTCACGCAGATAGCGTCTGCCGCGTCGGGCGAGGCAAGTCCGCGTGCTTTCATGTCCTTTTTTGACTCTAGGAATATGGTTCCACGTGAATCAGGCTTCATCATAGGCGAAATCAGGTCGGTTTTCAAGAACCGATCCTTTGGAATCGACGCAGACTTGAGCCATTCCTTCATTTTCCCCCACATTTCAGCCCGTTTGTTGCCGTACATGATGGGTTGCGCCGATTTATTGCCAAAATTCACGCCTTTGATCTTGTAGCGCTGCTCTTTCAAGCGGTCCACAATGCCCGCGCCCAGCCCACCTTCGTCGATCACCACCAGCGCGGGCTTAAATTCCTCGATTGCTTCGATGATGTGCCCCACCACGGTCATGGTGTCGTCGCCTCTGTGCCTGTCGATGCGCACAATATCGCGTCCTTGCCTGATAGCGATCACCGTAGCGTCCGCGCCGAAGCGCGCAGGGTCCACGCCGATGATGATTGGGGCTGTTAGGTCCTGATACTTGGGCCGATTCATTGCATCGTCCACCACGCCGGATGAGATGAACTGATCATCGCCTGCGTTGGGAAACTCGCCGTAGACTTCGACGTGTGCTTGAGATGAGTCAGGACCATATTCGTCAATAATCTGTTGGTAGACAGCTTTGTCGGTCCCTTCGACCGTGCGCGCATCGACCACTTTGGTCGTCCAGAACTCCCGTTTGGAGTGATGTGTCTCATAAAAATACCCTGTGTTGCGACGCGGGTTAGAAAACGCAAACCAGAAGCGGTTGGGTGTGTTCTCTGTAAAGAATCCACTGGTCACCGCCCAGATGCCGTCGGCGATACCTGACGCTTCGTCAAAGATCACCATCACACCATCAAAGTTGTGCACACCCGCGTAGGCGTCGGGATTCTCTTCCGACCACAGCCGGCCCTCAACGCCCCAGTAGCGGGTGCCCTTCTTCAGGTCGCGCTCGACCAGCTCTGTGATCCACTTGGCCGGCATGAGTCTGGTCGCCGAGACTTCAAACCAGTGGCTGTTCAAGCTCATCGCCAGCCACTTAGTAATCTCCGCCCAAGTGACGGAACGCAGCTGGGCTTCCGAGTTGGCCGAGATGATGGTCGTCGAGCCAATCCGCGTGGACCG